TCCGTATTGGTAGATTGGACCGGTCCAAATGACAGACAGCCCCCAGCAGGCACTCCCCGGCATGGATGTGCCTGCACAACAATTCATAGATGAAACCCACGCCGAAGAACGGGCCATCTTTGAACAGCTTCTCGCCAACGAAGAGTGGGGGGCTGATTACCTCACCATCCTGGATGAGGGCTGGTACTGGCGAGATGCCGCTTACATCGCCTGGAAATCCCTTCCCAAAAAACTGCGCAAACCGGAAACCTATGGCGAATTCTGCGATGCCGTCGGCATCTCCGTGCGCGGCATGTCCGAACGGCGCAAGCGCAAAGGACTCGATGTCCGCGCCGCCAAAGGCGTCGTGGCCCGGCAGCTCTACGACCATATTGATGATGTCATGGATGCGCTGGTAACGTCTGCCTCCAGTTCCAACTACAAAGCCCACGCCGACCGCAGAGTCTTCCTGGAAATGGTCGGCGCTTACGTACCCAAACAAGCCATAGACCTCAGCGCCAAAACAGACACCGCCGACCTGGAAGATCAAAGCGAAGAAGAACTGGCCCGCATGGCTCAGCTAGGGGAAGGTGACACATGATCGCCGAACCCACCACCAAACGAGACCAGGCCCGGCGTGAGCTGGCCCGGCGCGAACTGGCCCGCCGCCGCCTCATCCCCTTTGCCGCCTATGCCGACCCCAAAGTCGCCAAAGAATACCACGCCCCCCATTTGCAGCTTCTGGCCGAAAAGCTGGAAGCCGTCGAGCGCGGCGACATCACCCGCCTCATGGTATTCATGCCCAACCGCCATTGGAAAAGCAGCCTCACCTCCCAAAAATTCCCCGCCTGGTTTATCGGCAAACGCGCCACCGCAGGCCAACCTCACCAGGTGATGATCGTCAGCTACGGCGCCACCCTGGCCGAAGAAATCTCCACCGTCCCCCGCGACATGGTGCGAGATAACAACCTGTTTAGCAACGTCTTCCCCAAAGTGCGCATTGCCGCCAACAAACAATCCGCCTCATCCTGGGGCATTGCCGACATCGACAGCGGCATCGACGAACCACATCCGTGCTGCGTGGCCGCAGGCATCAACGGCGGCATCACCGGCAAAGGCGCTGACCTGATCGTCATTGATGACCCCGTAAAAAACGAAGCCGAAGCCCAATCACCTGCCGTTCAGGACCGCAATATCAAGGCATGGACAACCGACATCCGCACCCGCCTCAATCCGGGCGGTGCCGTCGTGTTGGTCATGACGCGCTGGTCAGAAGGCGACTTGGCCGGCAAGCTCCTACAGCGGGCAGCCGATGATCCCGAAGCTGACCAGTGGGACGTGCTGGTACTGCCCGCCCTGGCCTACACCGAAAACGAGCGTGAAGAAGCCCGCCGCCTCGGCATCCCCGTGCCGGATGAGGATCCACTGGGACGTGAACCGGGTGTGGCGCTCTGGCCGGATAAATACAACGCAGAACATCACGCCACCACCAAAGCAAATGATGAAGCCGCCTTTTACTCCATCGGCCAACAGATGCCAAGACGCCCCGGGGGGTATCTCATCGGCCGTAAAAACTTCAAAATGCTGCCCGCGCCCCCGGACGAGGGCATCATCCGCTGGGTCATCCCGTCAGATTGGGCCATGACAGAAAAAGAGCAGGCCCCAAAGGGCAGAGACCCGGATTACACCGCAGTCGGTCTCGTTGGCCTCTGGTACCCGGATCCAAAAGTGCCCGTCAATGTCAACCTGATCATTGCCGCCGTCGAGCGTGAGCAAATGCGCATCGAAAACGCCAAACGGTTCGTCAAAAAGTTTGCGCTCAAAGTGCAAACCAAAATACAAAAACAGCCCAGTATCATGGCTGCCCAAGACAACATCGACACCGTAGCCCTCGACGGCCTACGCGGTGATCCGGAGCTGTTGAGCTGGGTCATTCGCAGCATCCCCCGCCGCTACATGCCCGGTGACAAAGTAGTCAAGTCCGAGCCGTGGCGTTCACGCGCTGTGGCCGGCCGTGTCTACCTGGTCAATGACAGTTGGTGGGGCAAGTCGTGGAATGAGCAATTTTTATTAGAAGCCGAGGGCTTCCCCAAAGCAGCACACGACGATCAAATCGACATGGTAAGCGTCGGCTGGCGCTTTTTTGCATTGGCAAAACCCAAAAAGAAAGCCAAAAGTTATCAGGGATAGCAGCTATCAGGGGTAAAAATGGTAACTGATTTAGAACGCGCCTACAAAGCGCTCAAAAACAAACAATCTATCTACACCAAACTGTGGCAATATTACGATGGCATCCAGCCGCTGCGCTACAGCACCGACCGGCTGCGTGACATCTTTAAAGACATCGACGCCCGCTTTACTCAAAACTGGTGTGAAGTCGTCGTCGATGTCATCTTAGAGCGCATCAACATCAAGCAAATCCAGATCACCGGCGACGAACCGGCATCCAAACTGCTCAATGATTGGTGGTTTAACACCGAAATGAACCTCGACGCCGACGACGTGCATCTTTGCGCTTTAGTTACCGGCGAATCATTTGCCATGGTCTGGCCCGATGCCGACGGCAACCTCGACGGCTACTATAACGACAGCCGCCTGGTGCATCTCTTCTACGATCAGGCCAACCCCAAACTGGTCAACTTTGGAGCCAAATGGTACCAGCACGACGACGGCGGCGTTCGCCTCACCCTCTACTATCCCGAGCGGCTGGAATATTACGCCGCCGATGCCCAGCTCAAAAACATCTCATCCGCCAACGCCTTCCAACCCATGCCCCTGGATGAAGCCGACCCCAACAGCTACATTGCTGAGAACCCATTGCAGCGCGTCCCCATCTTCCACTGGCGGCGTGAGCGCCGCGCCGTCAAATCAGAATTGGGCGCGGGCGTCCTCGACACCCAGGACGCCATCAACAAGCTCATTTCCGATATGATGGTCGCTGCCGAATTCGGTGCATTCAAACAGCGCTGGATTATCAGCCAGGCCGACATTGGGGCGCTCAAAAACTCACCCGGCGAAATCTGGGACCTGCCCGCCGGGGATGGCCTGGGCCAGGGCACAATGGTGGGCGAGTTCGGCCAGGTTGATCTCGACACCTTCATGGGCCAAATTCAGGAACTTGCCAACAGCATTGCCAAAATGAAGCGCCTGCCCCAACACTACTTTCATCTGGGGGCCAGAGCCGACCCCAGCGGGGAGACATTGATCGCTATGGAGTCTCCGTTGGTCAAACGGGTGAATAAATACATCCAGCGCTTTCAGGCCACCTGGGGCGATTTAGCCGCCTTTGTAGCCGACTTCCAAAAGATTGACATCAGCGTGGCCGGGCCTTACGTCATTTTTGAGGACCCGCGCATCGCCCAACCCAAAACCACCGCCGAAACCCGCAAAACCAATGTGGAGGCGGGTATCCCCTTGCGCACGCAGTTGCGCCGCGAAGGTTGGACCCCGCGTGAGTTGGCCGAAATGGATGCCGACAAACAGACCGATCAGGCCGCCGCGCAGCAAAGCATGGCAGTAGCCATGCTCAATGCCCAGCGTCAATTTGACCAGAATGGAGCGGACAATGCCCCAGTCTGAGGTAATCACCGTCATGGAGCAATTCAAGCGTGATTTGCTCACCCAGGAAGCCGGCCAACTGGACGCCATGACCCGCGCCTGGCTGCGTGTGGAACAGCGCCTCATGCCCAGGATTGAACTGTTGGCGCGTGAGCTGGCCGAGATGAAGGCGAATGGCGACGTAATCACTCAAGCCAAGCTGTTCCGACTCAGCCGCTATCAATCGCTCCTCAACCAGTTTCAGGTAGAGTGGCTGCGATACCAGGCATCGGCCATCGACACCATTACCGACGCCCAGCGTGATTTGGGGCGTATCGGCATTGCCCACGCCGCAGACGTGGTGCAGGTCAGCGGCGTCACCGCCACATTCACCCGCCTGCCCGTTGAGGCCGTTGAAAATCTGGTGGGGCTGTTAGGCAACGGCTCCCCACTACAAACATTGCTTTTGAGCAATGCCGTCAAGGCCGGGGCCATAGACGGCCTGACCACTGCCCTGCTGGAGGGTGTGGCACTGGGCATCAACCCACGCAAAGTGGCCCGCCGCATGGCCGACGCGCTGGCCGGTGGCCTCAATCAAGCCTTGACCACAGCACGCACTGAGCAATTGCGCGTCTACCGCCAAATGAACCTACAGCAGTACCGGGCCAGTGGGGTGGTGGAATCATACCGCCGCCTGGCCACCAAAGATGACCGGGTGTGCCCCGCCTGCCTCTCCCGTGATGGGGAGCTGATACCGCTGGGGCGTGAGATGGATGAGCATCCCAATGGGAGATGTGCCCAGGTGCCGGTAGTGATCGGCATTGGTTCACCCCAATGGCAAAAAGGGCCGGATTGGTTCAAAAACCAGCCGCCCGAGGTGCAGCAAAATATTTTAGGCCCAGGTCGCTATGCTGCCTGGAAAGATAATCAATTTCGTTTTGAAGATTTGGCCACCGTGCGCAGCAGTGCGACATGGGGCGGGTCACTCCAGACCACGCCGCTGGCCGATTTAGTAGGAAATTAGGAGGATGCCGAGATGGCAGACAACAGCAATCAGGGCGGGATGCCCGAACAAGACGGCGGGACGCCGCAAAATGATCAGCCTGTAACCTTTGAAGCCTGGTTGGGAAACCAGGATGATGCGGTAAAGGGCCTGATTGACACCCACGTCAGTGGGCTGAAAAGTGCGCTGGATGGTGAACGTGCCCAGCGCAAAGAGCTGGCCAATCAGCTGAAGACGCTCTCTAAAGATTTGGAAAAGGGCAGCCAGGCGCGGGATGCGCTGGAGTCCCTTACCGGCAAGATGGAGCAATTTGAGCAGCAGTTGGCCGCCTATGATGCCCTCAGCACGGCCGGGGTGACCAATCTGAAACTGGCATATATCGCAGCGCGGGAAGCGGAAGCGATTCGCAAAGACGGCACAGTCAACCTGGAGACGCTGAAAGCGCAATATCCAGAATTATTCAAAAAAGCATCGCCGCCCCCTGGAGATGCAGGTGCAGGCACCGGCAACGGTGCCCCCTCATCCAAAAATATGAATGATTTCATTCGTGCAGCGGCGGGCAGAACGTGAGGTAAATAAAACAATGGCTTACAACAATATTATTAGTCGCACAGATGCGGCGGCCCTTATCCCTGAGGATGTCAGCCGCGAAATTATCAAGACCGTGCCCCAACAAAGCGCGGTGATGAGTCTGGCCCGGCGTTTGCCCAATATGAGCCGAGGTCAAAAACGACTGCCGGTGATGAGTGCATTGCCGGTTGCTTATTTTGTAACGGGCGATACCGGTATGAAGCAAACATCTGAGGTCAATTGGGATGATAAGTACATCGATGCTGAGGAATTAGCTGTGATCATACCTATTCCCGAAGCGGTGTTGGATGATACTGATTACGATATTTGGGGCGAGATTCGCCCATCCATCGAAGAGGCATTTGGTAAGGCATTTGATGCCGCCGTGCTGCATGGTACCAATGCGCCGTCAAGCTGGCCGAGTGACATTGCTACAGCCGCGGCCGCTGCCAGTCACAGCGTTGACCTCAGCACACAGGTGGCAGCCGGTGAGGATCTGTACGATGTGTTACTAGGCGAAAGCGGCGTTATCAGCCTGATTGAAGCGGATGGTTTCATGGCTAATGGCCATGTTGCCGCATTGTCCATGCGTGGAAAGCTGCGCGGCGTGCGCGAAAAGGTGTATGACGGTTCGTCCACTGCAAACTTGGGAATGCCCATCTTCACCCGCAGTATGCAAGACGGCAACCGGTATGAGCTGGATGGCAGCCCCATCTACTTCCCCAAAAATGGCTCAATTAATGCCAGTTCCGTGCTTCAGTTTTCCGGTGATTGGTCGCAGTTGGTTTATTCCATGCGGCAAGACATCACCTACAAAATATTAACCGAAGCGGTTATCCAGGATGGCGCAGGAAATATCGTCTACAACCTGGCGCAGCAAGACATGATCGCCCTGCGTGCCGTCATGCGCCTTGGTTGGCAGTTGCCTAACCCGATTAACCGGGTTAATGAAACAGAAGCTACACGGTATCCGTTTTCTATTTTGGTGCCTTAATCATCAGGACCAATTGAGAGGTAAAAATCATGAGTGAACAAAACGGGGCTAAAAAAGTAGCCTTAACCGCAGCCGCCACCACCGCCGGTGGGGATGCATTATCTTTAGCCAACCCTGAAGGTGCAGACCTGATCGTGACCAAACTGATTTTGGACATCACCACTGAGGCCACCGGCGCGGCCACGGTTGACGCCGGCATTGCCGCCAACGGCACCACATCAGCAGACAATCTGATTGATGGGGCTGACGTGGGCAGCGCGGCCGATGTGATTGACAACATCGACAATCAAGGCACAAACGGGAAGGCATCACAAAAATGGGGCAGCTCCCAATACCTGACCATCACCCCTAGCGCCACGCTGGCCGGTCTGGTGGGCTACGCCTATATCGAATATATCCGCGTGTGACAGGCATAGGGGGTACTCATGACCGTCAGCAGTGACATGATTTCACAATTACGCCGGATGGTGAACGAACCAACCAACGATCCATACACTGACGAAATCTTAACCGCCATCATCGACGATTACCCGCTGATTGATGAGCGGGGAGAGGCCCCCTACACCTGGGACACATCCACCACGCCGCCCACCCAGGATGAAAATGAGCATTGGATTGATACGTATGACCTGCACGCCGCCGCCGCCCGCGTTTGGGAAGAAAAGGCGACGGCGTGGGTTGACAAGTATGACTTTTCGGCCGATGGCGGCCAGTTTGTGCGCCATCAGGCATACGATCAAGCCATCCGCATGGCCAAGCATCACAATGCCCGCCGGGCACCGCGCAATATCCGCATGTTTATGTGGCCTGAGCCGACCGGCGCGGCTGCGCAATCCCGGATTGCCAATCTAAAGGAAAGTGATTAGATGGCAAATGAACGCGCCTTCACCGATGATGAGCTGACCGGCCTCCAGGCCGCCCAAACCGCCCACATGATGGACAAAGGCACCCTGGACCCCTACACCGATGCCGGTGCTGATGCGTTTGGCAACCCCAATCCGTCTTGGCCGACCGGCAGCGTGGTCTGG